CTCATCTTAGGTGTAAGTTGTTTGGAAAGATTCCAATCGTTTCTATCTCCCGTTGACTTCAATTGGTCAGCGAACTCCATAAGTGGGTCTGCCTCACCAAAGGTTTGGGGTGATAGAATGTTCTTACCACCAAATCCATAGTGGAAAAACAATTCGATAAAAGGGTTTGATTGATTGTGTACATAAGGTACGATTCGTACCTGCTGCTTGCCGGGCTTCGGCTTCCACAAATTGTCAGTCTTTTTTACTTTTGTCTGCAGACTGTCCAGACGGTTTCGGATTGCATCTAAATCGATTGCCATAATTACTCCATTTTTTAATTAGTTAAACATTTATTATACAAATATACGAAAGTTTTTTCAAACTTCCAAGTATAAATATCAAAAAGTTTTATTTAACATCAACTATTCGGAACAATTTTGTTCCCATTACCTTATACCCATCACCATCTGTAAGAATCAATGAGTTACGATAATCCTGCCAATTTACCTGATAGGTTTTATCCTCTACCCCACCATTAAGTTCTTTAATCAATCGGTTCAGAGCGTTAATGGTGTACATAGTGTTTGATTCTTTCTTGCGATGTACCATAATACTATTTGGTAGGAATCTATTATCTCTATTCGGCACTATATTATAACTAACCACCAACTCCTTTGATGGCTCTAACTTCAGAATAAAAATCTTACGACTAAACAATTCATACGATTCGAAAATCTCATTTAACAAATCTTCAAATGTAAGTTCTGTTGTAAACGTACATAGTAATTGCGTTCTCACCCATTCCCCTTATTTATTTGATTCCAAGAGACTGCTTAACCTTACCAAGAGGTAACTCTTTCACGCCTTCGAAGTTATAGCTATACTTACCGCTATCATTAGTACCCATTCTGAATTGTGAATATTTGAAATCACCCTTTTCGTTGATTCCCGATAAACCATATGCTCTCAAGGTGAAATAAGTTTTTTGGTCAGAACTATATAGATAGAACACTACCACATCAGATAGGTCTTTATTCATTTTCTCCTCAACATAACTCTCTGAGCCAGGATATGGTTCATATGCAGTACCACCACCATCTTTACTTAAGCCATATACCTTATACAATGGTAATGTAGTTTTACCATATACCATTTCCTTTTCTAAGGATACCATTTGTGAATACAACTTACCCGCATCTGCATTCAAATCACCCATCATATTCTGCAGAACAATTGCTGATTGGAAGTTGGTAATCAACTTCGCAACATTATCCTTAGTTACAGGTGCTTTTATCTTCAAATCCTTATACCCAGCATAGTAAAACGCGGGGTTTTTATCTGCTGCCTTCTTTAGTTTGGTAAATTCATTGTTTGTGTTTTTCACAATAACATCTAACAATTTCTGGTCTTTGGATATCTCTTCAAAAGATTCCCACATTGATGCTTTACCTTCACCCAATAGGATACCCTCTTTGATTGTACCCGTCATACCAGCACGTTGTAATTGTTTTTCCAAATCACTAACCTGCTTAGTTGGTGCTTTTGTTAGTGATGAGTATATCTTCTTTCCCATAGAAAGCATCATATCACCAGCTTGCTTTAACTTAGATAGGAAGTCCGTACCAATGTTTCTGATAAAACCCATACCTCTTTTAACGAAATCACTAAACCCTTCGTTAATCGCAAGGTCTAATACATCATTGTTACTCAACAACCCATACCTATCTTTTAGGTATGAATAGATTTTACCCAACTGAGCTGAATCCTTACCTTTTTTAAGTGATATCTGAATAAACTTAATCTTCGTTCCTTTGATTGTACAAACACCCTTTCCATCATACTCAACAGGCATTCCCTTTTCTAAGTTTGCTATCAATTCTGGACCAGGCACATTTGATACAACAGCATCGGTTGTATTTTCCTTAACACCATCGACCAAATCGGAACGTTCGGTTGCAGTATAATATGCTTTAATACTCTTATGGATTAGGTATGGTTTAAACGATAGTATATCATCAGTAAATTTAGTCATACCTGCCATTAACTGAGCCAATAGAATCCAATCACCCAATGGCATATTATCTAACTTCTTACTAATTTCACCAGCATTAGCATAATCACCACTACTCCCCAATGCTTTTACAACTTTATCTTTTACATTGGCTACAACCTTTGGAAGTTCATCTGCAGTTTTAGCTGAACTTAGTGTATCTAATATTGAGATACCATTTACGAACAATCCCATACACGCCGCAGTTTCTAATACTTCGGTGTTCCAATTAACGTTGTTAGGGGATGCACCCTTTCTCATCTTACCAAATAGAGAACGGAATTGGTTTGCGGATGCGGTAATCTTATATGTTTTCTTTGTATCATCTGCGGATACATAAACAGTTGGACCTGAACCAATGTTAACTTCTACCGCATCATCCATTTCACCCATTTTAGTAAACGGGCCTTTTGGATTCTTCTCACCAGAAGGTAATCCCTTAGAGAATAATTCCGCCGTAGCCTTCAATGGTAAAAATCTATCACCTATTGAATACTTAGAATCAAAGATTGATGCTTCCGATAGGAGAACACCCAACCCTTCAATAACCTCCTGCATTTTCTCTTTTTCCAATGCAGTTAGTGCGTTTCTTTGAATATCTTTTTCAGCTTTCTCTTTATCATCACCAGTCTCAGGACGTTCTTCTTCAGATTCATCCTCTTCTTCCCAAACATAACCAGGTTCATCATCGTCATCACCATCGCCGTGCAGATGTGCTGATACCGCAGTATCATTTCTACCTACAACAATACCTGATGTTCTATCACCACCTAAATGAAAGTTTGTAGGTGTTTTGACAGTACTTTCTATAATGTATTCGATTACATCAGAATCGAAATCATATTTTTCTCTTAATACCTTTTTAAGTCCTTTAATCGATTTTTCAGATAATGGATTTTTTGCAAGTTCACCACGACACTCTATCCACCATAAATCGATTAGTTCATTAAGAAATTCATTCATATCATATCCATTGTTTCAATATTCGTAGATTCCATTTCAGAATACCTATCGCCTATTTCCATTTTTGTGGGGAATCCATTCCCTTCTATAAGTATCTTTAAATTTTGTAAAATACTCATTTCTTCGGGATGTATATCTAATAAGTATGAATCATATGTGTATAACACCATTTTCGATTTCATACCACTTAAATATTCAACCACTTTTGAAAGTATCTTCATATTCAACTCCGTTTCCGTTGCTTGTAGTAGGTAGTTGAATAGTTTGTTAGCATTCATATCCTTTAGGTTGGATTTAGATAGTATCCTGCCCATTGGAGTTTTGATAAATCCATTTCGATTGAACTCCATCCACATCAAATCAATTTTGTGTGAAACTTTCCCGAAAAGTGGAATACTTCGGTATTCCTCCTGCACCCCACCATACAATTGGCGGAATGTGATTCCTTTTGATTCATCATAGGATACCCCATACATATCGGCAAGGGCTTGGTGGCCACTCACATCTGTTGGAATTGGTTCACCTACCATCTTACCAATGATACGTGGGTGATATGCATCGTAATCAAATTGTACCAACTTACCTCCTTCGAACCTACTTACGAACCTATCTCTACTACCATCATCCTTATTGAGTGCCGCATAGTTTATCCCTCCGAAATTGTTTGAAGGACGTGATGTAATAGTGAATGGGTGGTACTCTGTCCACTCTAACCCATTTGTTGTATAGATTCCGTTTGATTCTACTTTATGTAATGGCTTAATATAGAAATTTTCAAATTTCTTCACACATTCGAAACTCACACCACCCAAATCGTAATACTGAAGGAAATCATTTCTAACATCTCTTATCATCTCTATTTGTTTTGAGATTGGGATAAGATTGTTAACTCCTTTTAGGTTACTGAACCTACGATGATAAAATGTATGTGTTGGTGTTGCGATAGATTGTAATGGTGAGTTCGAATGTAAGTACTTTACCCACCCCGCATCTACTGAGTTTGGTATCTGAATGTGATTAAGTAATCCTTTGTTACCATACACATATGCTCTCTCAAAAGAGAACGTAATTTTATCCAAAATGGTTGTATGGGTATCTATGTTCTTTAGGTTGATTAAAACCTCTCTATCCTCTTCTATATCGTATATATACAACAAAGATAACCCGTCATTATGCGGGTGTACGGATATACTCTCCCAAATGGGATGAATATATACCTCTTTCATAGATATATTTCCCTCAGCCAGAAATTCAACCATACATCAAATATACGAAATTATTTCTTATCAAGCAAACTTTTGTATAGTTTTTCTAATTCACTACGTTCCTTATCGGTCATATAGCGAGGTTTACTACCCCTATTTAACTTTTCCCATTGTTCGGGTGTAACTGTATAATGTAATCCCATACTCTTAACTTACAAATTGATTGGTAGGAATCTCAATTCCTTTTTGTTTCTTAATCTGATAGAACACATTGAAGAATGCTTTGTAAACCTTTCCAGCATGCTCCAAATAATCAGAGTTAGGATTCTTCCACATTAACTGACCACCACTCATATGATGTTTGTTCACTATCTCAATCTCATATCCATTGAGAAGTTTGTTAACAATCTTTTGTTGAGCGGGAGTAAATTTAACACCCTCAATCGCTTTTTGAAATTTTTCTATTTTATTCATATCTCTCATTCTTACACTACTAAAGTACGAATAATGGTTGAGATATCCAAATTTCTAATGTTAAATTAATGTTAAATTTTGTTAATGGGTTATGGAGTATAATATTCCAAAAAGTCCAGCAGTTTGCTTTTTAGATTGGGATATTGTTCTGAATAGAGTTCGACTGTACGTTTGTTTGTATCAAATACACCAGATTCTTTAACATTTCCCATTTCATCCAATATATCATAAACAGGTCCTTTGATTTTCCACTTCAATTTAAAACCCACCCATATTGGAGCTGCTAATCCATCTTTTGTACCAATTTTAGCGTAATCTTCTTGTGATAATTCTAAAACTCTGCCATCGTTCTGCTTATATCCAAAATATCTTTCGAAATAAGCTCGCTTTGTATCTTTATCTGTAATTTCTTCTACGTTTTGGTTTGGAATGAAAGTTTTTTTGATATCAACTTGCTTAACTCTATCGTACTCATAGTTTGTTGCGATATCAATACCCATATC